GGTGACAATGTGGTGCGTTGCACTGGCTGTAACATCGTTATCAACTTCAATGGTGTTGGAGTCCATGCGGAGTCCTTCACCGTTGACAATCACACCGCCTTTGGCAGTTGTTGTGGCAACAGGAAGATCACTACCATCAATGGTTCTATATGCAACCGCACCGGCTGCACCAGTCGGGCCAGCAAGAAATTGATTGGCAGCAGACGTATCATTAACGCTTGCGGAAATCTCAACGCTGTCACCAGTTGTAGTAACAACAATGTCAACAACACCAACGGTGTTACCCGTGACGGCATTGATGGAACCTGCACCTTTTAAGCTTTGCCAAGCACTACCGTCCCAGCAATAAAGCTTGTTGTCGTCGGTGTCTAATGCAAGCTGGCCGGTAAATGCACCGCTTGCCGGGAGAGTGGTAACAAGGTCAACGCTTGATTCATCTGCAAGCTTTGCTGCGGTGACAGCGTCATCCGCAAGCTTGACAGTTGTAACTGCACCATCTGCAAGATCAGCAGTGACAATGTCACCTGCGGCAAATAAAATCTTTGCGCCAGGGATCGTGTCGTCACTGATCAGCGTGACGCCATTTGCGATCAGATCGCCAATAGTAAGCTTTTTGGTTTCGCTGGCGCTGTCGTCTACAACTGCAACTAAATCGCCAGAAGCAAGGTTTGCACCGGCCAGCGCATTAAGCTGACTGATCTTAAGGTCGGCCATTTGCGCTCAATCCCCCTGTGGGTTACTGGTCAGTCTCTAACAGAAGTTTAGCCGCAGCATCTTGGTCCAAGAGTATGTCGTCTGAGTTTTCCTGTAGCACAGCATTTTTAGGTTCGACTGTCATTCGGATCTGTATGTCTCCCGTCGTAATAAAATTTGCAGTCATTTGAATTGCGGTTGACGGTGAAAATTGCACAGCGCAATTCGTCAACATACCTGTAAATTCATACCAAATTTCATCGTTATCTCGCGCGGCTACTCCGCTTGGGTTATAACCGTTCGTCTTGATGTAAAATTTTGCCTTGAATTGACTTCCAACCTTAGTGCGCAAGGCCAACTCCAACAAATAATGCGGGAGTTCATCAGTGGTGCTTCCTGTGTACTCCCAAAAACAAGACATCTGACCAGAGCCAGACATCAACGTATTGATACGACTACGAAATTCATCAGACAAAACGGTTGTGTCAACAGTTTCCCGCTCAGTATTCAACTCATAGCTGTTGACTTGACCCAGCAGTCGATAGCTGGCGTTTTCAACGACAACACTAATTGGGATGTCATCACTAGGTACAGCCAAAGCAGTTGCATTTACCGACCCGCCATTTACTGCATTGGCAAACGAGTCATATAAACGAATCCCATCCAACTCATCAACGTAAATAAATTTCTTTACGCTGCTATCTGTATACCCAGAAATGAAATCAAGTGCGCTGCCGTCAGTGCTACTAATTTCAATTTGATCTCCGGTTAACAATTGGCCATGCTCAAAATCAAAGCTAAAACGCTTGGATAAAGAGTTTACATCGCTCGTATTAATAATGGAGGCCAGCGCCCCACCATCGAATTGCCTCTGCAACTCGACTTCACCGAAAGTGCCTAAGTAAACGCTCATGAGATTGTTGCTGCAGACAACGCACCAGTGGCAACAAACGAAATATCTGCGCGGACAATATCGCCAGTGCTTGCGCCCATGCTTGCGCTTGTTATGTAAGCCGTGAGTTTGATGTCGTTATTGTCCGTCCCGTCGACCCAGCGGAAAGTAAGCTCAACGGTATCGGACGAGCTAACTCCATCTGTTCCTGTTTTGATTAGCTTGTTCAATAAATTAGTTGTGTTGATCGAGCCAGCATCGTCTTTGTAGTAAAGCAGACTTGCATTTCCTGAATAACCAAGAACCCCAGGGCTGTAGCTGCGAACGCTTTCGCCAAGTGTTGTCGTCTCAAGCGTTTCCAAACTGGATTGGAACGCAAAATTTACTACCTTGGCAAGGGTGACTCCGCCAAGCTGCATGACGCCATCTCTACCCGAGTAAATCTTGGCCATCAGAGCACACCAACCAAATTAACTGTAACAGTGCTGATCCCTGGTCGAACTTGGGAAACCTGTGGCGGACCTTCATAGCGGTAACGGGCACCAGATATTCCGGCGCCTAATGCGTCAGTATTACCCTCCCAGCCTGCTTTTGCTCTGTCGTTTTGGTTGACTGAGGCAACATCAAAAGTATCATAAGTCCCCTTCATCTCGTCATAATGGTCAAGAAAAAGTTCTGCGTTGCTGTCTGAAATATTGGCATAGCTAAGCGATAGCTTCATGTTTGTACGGTTGCTGCCGTACAGAATGCGCACTTCAGCGCCGTTCTGCGCTTGGTACTTCTTAACCGGGTAATCACCAGAGTCGAAAGTACGACTTGTGGGCTCTAGGGTCGGAAATGCCATCAGAGGGGAAGCACCTCCTTAAACGCTGCATCATTCGTAATCAGTTTAGCGATTTCACTGCGTTGGCCTGAATCGCATGGATACTCGGAAGCAGTGATGCTTACTGTCATATCCTCGTTTAATGTCAGCTGCTCCACCAAATAAATGTTTTGGGCATTGGTCGATTCCTGGATCGTAAAGACGCTGTTGAAAAATGTCGAGTCGCTTACGGCTTCATTGCTTACCTGCATTTGCCCGGACTGCACGTCATCGGAACCAGTCTTGTAGTAAATCACGTTGTATGTTCCATCAGGAATGCTTGTTACGCTTGTGATCGCTCCAGTGCTGTTTACTGTTCCGTTTTTCGCTGCACTGTAAGGAGAGGCTTCGGTAATGACTTTAATGTAATCTCCAGGCGCAAGGTTTAGCCCACTTGCAGCAGTTGAAAATTTGATGCTATGAGAAATCAAGTTTCGTACAGCAATAAAGTAACGGGCCACCATTACTGCATGATGTTCGGTTGTGCAGAACTGAGTCAAATCGAAAGATTCGATTGCAAGTGTTTCGACATTTGACTCTGCCAAGCAAAGCTGCACTGTCTTCTCTTCTGGTAATTTGTTTCGGCGTTCTAGGCGATAACGAACAGAAGCGACAAAAGACCTCAAGTCTTCCGCTTCAAGATATTCAAGCTCAAACGTATCTTCAAGAATGTTCCCCGAAGTGAAAATTTGCTTGATCTGCACGGGGCTTGTGCTTATCTCGCCTTCAAAATTAGTAGGAACAGCAGGAACCAAACCAAACTTGCCGTTTTTGATTACAAAATTACAGAGAAAGTTGGGTGCATTACTGCTAATAAAATCGCGCAAGTTTACTTTTTCTGTAATCGCTCCATTGCAGAAGAGCTTGTTTGAGCGGAGAAAACGTGAAGCGTGCTGAAAACTCTCGACGTCAATTAGATTAGGGTTATTGGCGTTCATATTCAAAACCGTTCCAGCGCCCGCCGTGAAATTTGTCAGCAGGAAATAGACAAGGTCCGTAAATAGGTTGCTAGGCCCTTCCGTAGGAGTTTCAGAAGCACTAACGTCTTGATAAGTGCTTGTGTCGGGATGCAACCGGCGAACTTGAACACCACGCGGTAGCCACACACGTACTTGGTCTAGGCGTGAAAACTCACGGCTTGCTCGAAGCACTAGACCTGCAGTGGTCAATCTCTGGTAGTCAATTGGTTGCTCATTTTCAACAAATTCATTGACGTAAACAATACGATGCTCAGGATCTGATTCGCATGATTTAGCAACTTGGCCCGTGTAATGCGTAAGCTCTGCGTATTGTGTCTGCTCTTCAAATCTGCGGCCGTAAGCTTCAAATTCAGTGAAAATGATACTTTCGCCCATTGATAAAACTTGATACCTAGCTCCAACCCTGCTATATCCATAGGCCACATAATTATCAAGCGTTACACTGACTTCATCGTCAAAAGTTTCACCGGCGCTCCAGCCGACGTCTGTACCGCTTTCTTTGACACGAATTTCCGGTGTTGACCAAAACTTAGTTAGACCCGACCAATGGCTGTAATCGCGATAAATGTAAGCCTCCATCTCAATTTTAATCTGCTTACCTGAAGGCGAGAAAAGCACACGATCCACGACTTGGCGATCGTTATCGTTGCGTTTTTCAGGATTACCAAAAACTGCAAATCGATAACCTTGAGAGCGGCCGCGAACATCAACAGAACTTTGAACGCCGTTGACACGCAGCAAAAAGCCAGAATACAGTAAATTGCCTGGCTCAGAACGATTTACAGCCCATGGATTTGTGCTTGGGTAGTTTGAAGTGCTAGTGCCTTCACCGGTGCTGCCTGCACCTCGTTTAATAATGAAAGTCTCAAACGAGTTGAAACCGGGAGAACTGCTTTCTACGTCAATAGTGTCAACGCTCCAGAGATATTGTTGCCCCGTTGAGCGAGCATAATGATCGTCAGGCAGGCGCAGTTTGACACAGTTATACCTTAAGCGAACAAAACGATCGTTGGATAGGATCTCTTTACGAACAAAACTTTGACGCCCGTTTTCACCAACACCGGAAGAATCTGGGTTGCCAAACGCAGCAAAAGTGAACGCTCCCATGCGTCCAATCGTGGAATTAGTTGGGTCGGAAACAAAGCCGAGGTTTTCAACGCTAGTTACAAACGTTGAGCTGTCCGGCTGGTTGTCCGGCAATAGAGTTTTAACCCCAACTGCAGTTGGATAAAGCGCAGTACGTGTTGTCCTTCTTTCATCAACGTTTTGGTAAAACTCTTTATTTCTTGTAAGCTCGTCTTTTAGACGCTCTCTGCCTTGCGCAAGAACTCGGAACGTACCGTAAGAACCCACGGAAACGCTTATGCTGTAAGTGTTTTTACTTCCAGCGTCTAATTGAATAACACGTTGTTCACCCGACATATTACGTAATTCAGCAGCTGTTCTTGGTACAATTCTGTACTCAAATTCTGCAGGCGCATTGGGGTGGTAAAAGCGAATAAAGTTGTATTGAGTAACAGGTCTGTTGCCGGTAACGGCGAACAGCAGACCAAGCGGAGCAAAATTAAACTCAGCCCCATTACTGTCCAATCCAGCACGACGTACATAAACAGCAAAATAAGATGAACGCGCTACATAAGAACTAATCGTTCCAGATGTAACGCTTACTAAATTATCATCAGCGTCTTCAAGCTCATCAGGAGATAGCAAGCTTTGGAAATTGCAAAGTCCATTTAGCTGTTGGTAAACGGTACTTGCAATGCCAATTTCTGTAACGTCGCAACGACGGTTATTCCTAATAGTTGCTCGGGAGATTTTTGTTAGCGCGTAAAAACCTGCGCCTACACCAGCCAAATCATCATTTACATACCCATTGGGAGGATTTACTACAGTGTTTTCTTTAACAATGCCAATCCGTTTGAACAGTGCGTCCTCAGTGCTAGTGCATTTCAGCCTTATGCGCTGACTGCGTCCATCGGCTGGGATGAAAAGGTCTATCTCACGGCCAATTACCTGCCACACAGTTGCACCAATTGAGTACAACTCACCAATCTGCATCTCATCGTCGACTGCAATTTGTTGCGACTCGATTTCGCTGTTTATGTCTTCAACTGTAGCTTTATTTTCATAAAAATCTGATGGTATTTTAGTGTTGCTGATCAAAAAGTCAATCTCATCGCCTACAGTTACTTCGTATTCTTGGCGAAAATTGTTATCAAAAACACGTGCTCCACTGCCGTGATAAGCAACAATACCCATGCGGCGGCTATAATTTCGCCCCACGCCCTCCATTCTGGTGTTACCAGAAATCTTCTCCCGCTCAAATTTAAGTCTTCTTTCAGGGTCCTCTTCGTTAGGAATAGAGACGTTTCGCCAATTAACTCGATATACCGATCCATTTGGAATTGGAGCGTAAACACCAAAATTAGCACTGTTTGTTGGTGTATAAGCGTGACAGAATCCCGGTTGCAATTCCCCTACTCGCGTAGGGCACAAAAACACGTCGTCAAGAGCAGCACTTAAGCCGTTATTTGGATCGGCAGACTCAAGCGTGCCGCTAGTTCCTGCTTTTAAATTGATTTGTCTAATACGCGAAAAGCCTGATGCAGTAGTGTTTCGTTTCCAGTAAAACGCAAAGCTTTGCGAATAGACCGAATCAAGCGCATTGTTGCCTATAAATATGCCAGAAATATCAGGCTCAGTCAGACCGTCTGGACCGATAGCATCCGCTTTACCTTGCTCGCCAACAACAAACATCAACTTTGCAGATTGCTGCCGGCCATAACTGAACATGCGTGACCACACAAGACGTGGTGAAACTAAAATTCCACCAGCATTCTCTGTTTCGTTATATAAACCAAAGATGATTGGTATAACCGAGTTGTAATCTGCCAGCTGGGCTGTAGTGTCAAAACCAGATGACGGTACAAAACGGTTGCCGCCTCGAATACTATCAAGCTGCTGTTGTGTTCTCTGATTCTCTACCGCTCTGGGAGCCCTAGGTTTAGGTGTTAATAAGTAACTAACCGCAGTAGAAGCAAGCCCAACAACAAGACTGACAATTCCAATTGCTAAACTGGCTTCATTCCTAATGTCTGGAATGTTCTCATAACCGGCGGGGCGCGTATTACCGCGCTTTATAGCTTCAGTGACAAACCAGCGGTACTCCTGTTCTGAGCATCCAATTGTGGCTATTAACTGTTTTTCG